CCACAAGTGCCAATTGTTTCAGAAAATGCTAAATTAGCAGCGAATAAATATAAAATTAATTCTTATGCTCAAATTTGTAGTCCAAGTGACAAAGACAGAAATAATATAATAAATACAATGCGTCAAGCATTAATAAACGAAGGCCCATTTTTAATAGCTATTTTAGTTTGTGAAAATTTTATTCCTGATAAAAATAATAAATTGCCACTTCCTCAAGGTCAAATAAACGGTGGTCATGGAATAGGAGTTGTTGGAGATCTCCCAAGTTTAGAATGTTTTATTGTACGTAATACCTGGGGAAAAAATTGGAGTCAAAATGGCTATGCTTTAATGCCCTATAAATGGTTTACGTCAAAATGTGACACTTGTTGGTATGTATTTGAAGCATGGACAGCAACAAGTTTATTTATTCCTAAGTCAGCAAACCGCATTGAAATTACCCCAGGCTTTAAATCAATGTTAGTTGACGGTTTGTCTGTTGCACTTGATCAACCCGCTGTAATTGATCCAACCACAAACCGGACAGTACTGCCAGTTCGTTCATTGGCTAGTAATATGGGATATACAGTTCAGTTTGTTGGAAATAAGATAGTATTGACAAAACCTAATTAAATTGGAGGAATTTTAATATATGTTAGAAAAGTTTAAATCACGCAAGTTTATTATGTCCATTGTAGCAGCTTTGGTTGCTGGTATAAAAGCGTTTTATCCAGATTTTCCAGATGCGGCTTTATATAGTATTATAGGCTCATTGATGGGATATGTTGCTGTAGAGGGGCTTGTTGATGGGATTTCTCAATTGGCAAAATGGTTAGCGGCAAAAGAGAAATAGAAAGTAAGGTGAATTTATGATTATTTGTTTAGATGCAGGTCATGGTGGAATAGACATTGGAGAGGTTAACAATAAGCCAATTGAAGTTGAAATAACTAAAAAAATTATTAATTTATGTGTTAATAAACTATCCTGCTATGATGTTAAAATTATAACGACAAGGGGAAGTTTAGAGAATAGAATAAAAACAGCAAATGATTTTAAAGCAAATTATTTTATTTCAATTCATTTAAATTCAAGTAAAAAGGGAAGCTTTGAATCATATGTAAAAGACAATCCTCCACTATTAAACGAATATAATCAAAAAATAATTCATGACGAAATTTTTAGTTATTTAAAACAATTTAAAGTTATTAATGCTGGAGCAAAAATGTTTGATTTTTATATTGTAAAACACACAAAAATGCCATCACTTTTATTAGAATTGCTTTCTGTTAATAATCTTAAAGATTGTGATTTGCTTAAAGATGAAATATTCTTAGACGGGTTATGTGAATCAATTGTTAAAGGCATTGTCTCTTGTCTTAAATTAAATTTTGCTCCTAAAATAATAGAAGAATAAATATAAATTATAAAAAGGGATGTGGTTTTTATACCATATCCCTTTTTTATTTCATTTTACATATTTAATGCCACTAGACTTGTTACAGTATGGTTATTTCGAGAGATATTCTTTACTTAATATAAAGACATTAATATATAATTTTTCGTGCCTTATATCGCATTTATTACGATACTTTACTAAAGCTTAATGGCAACTTGTCTTCCATAATATAATTTACCATTATTTCTGCAATTATTTTCTGAGTTGATCTGGTGTTAACCAACCTGTCTCCAGATCTCATAATTGTGTTTGACCAAACGGGGCAAGATCTATCTAAAATAGTTCCTTCCCACTTTCCTATTTTAATCTTATTTTTAAGTTTAGACAATTTTTGATCAATATCTTCTTTACTGTCAAGATTTTTAAATAATGCGATATAACCAAACCATGTTAGAGCTTCAATATGAAGATTCCTTTTCCTTACCTCCATGCGTTCTTCTGGAGATATATTGCTTCCCATTATTTCTGGAAACATATTAACAAGTTTGTTTAAAAATTCACAAAGGTGATTGCTTACTTCAGTAGCTTGTTCTTCTGTAGGAGGCTTGAAGTGTTGATCAATAGCTTGAACCAATATAGAAAATGTAGTTATATTATTTCCTCTATGTGTAGTTCCTACGCAGTCAACTTTACCTTTAATTTCAGAAAACTTCATAATTCTACGTACCATATAATTTGTGTAATTTCGAGTGTTAAGATATTCTGCTCTGGTTCGAGAAATTTTCAATGGTTTAGTTGCATATTCATTAAAACAATCACTTGCTTCTTCGTCGGTAAAATTTTCAATCGTGACAGGAAACTCAAAGTTATCTGGATTTTCAACCACTTTCCCCTTTTTATATAGTTTCACAAATTTAGCGCAACTTTTAGTTCTATGATGTCCGTCAATTATAAGTAATGGCGAATATCCAGATAAAGTATTGTTGATTTCGTCATATTCTAATGGCAAAGGGTTTTCTTTAGAATAATTCAAAATTATAGTTCCACCATGAAGATCTCCAGAAATCATTTCCTTTAATATTTCAGTAATCTTTTTTGGTTTAAATATTTCTATAACTTGATTGTTTTTGGTTGTCCTATATCCTCTTTGAATATCACCTTTATAGATAATTTGATTATTAAGATACATTTCTCCTATCGTAGCAGCACTTAACGAAAGGTTATATTTTACAACTTTGTCATTTCTTATAGTTGGTACTACTCCGTCAAAAGACCAACTATTATCAATGACGTTTTCTGATTCTTTTTTATTCTCTTGTTGTTGTGTTTCTATGTCCTCTTTTGGCTGTTCTTGAAATTCTTCCTTGAATATTGTTTGTTCTTGTTCCACCTTTTCTATATTCCCCTCTTCTGTAATTTTATTTTTTTTAGCCTGTTGAGCCATTTGTTAAATTCCTCCAATCGTTTTTATTGTTAGTTTAACTGTATTTTATGTTTTTTAAACATAATTGTCAACAATAATTAATGATATTGCATATAGACTAATTGACACTTAATATTTTAGGCGTTATAATTATTATACATTTATTGCCAATGGGAGGGTTCACAGTAAAAAAGAATATTAATTTAGACCATACAGTTTGTTATTTACGGCGTTCAAGACAAGATTTAGAACGAGAAAAAAGAACTGGCGAAGATACTCTGTCTACTCAAAAGAAAATAATGGAAAAAGTATTAAATGAATTATGTATTCCTTATAAAATGGTTGAAGAAATAGGTTCGGGAGATAAAATAGAAACAAGACCTGTTTTCCAACAGGTTTTACAGTTATTAAAAGATGGAAAATATGACTCTATCGCAGTTAAAGAAATTGCCCGTTTAGGAAGAGGCAGTTATTCTGACATGGGATTAATTTTTGACATAATAAATGAAAAAAACATTTATATAATTACTCCATATAAAATATATGATATTAACAATTCTTCTGATGCGAGACAAATTAGATTTGAATTATTTTTTGCTAGAGAAGAATATGAAATGATTAAAGAAAGAATGTTGTCTGCAAAGCTTAGTCTTGCCCACGAAGGGAGATGGGTAGTTGGTGCTACCCCATACGGATATAGTCTTAACAAAAAAACAACAAGACTTCAAATAAATGAAGAAGAAGCAAAAATAGTAAAAATGATTTTTGATTTATACGTAAACGGGATATTAGTTAATAAAGATAGGAAAAAAGTTTCTTACAGGGCAATAGCTGGACATTTAAATAGGATAGGAATACCAGGAATAAGAAGTAACAAATGGAATATTAATAGTGTTAGAAGAATATTAATGAATGAGGCATATATAGGTATCTTGAAATATAGGACAAGGTATAGAATTAAAAATAAATATTATAAAAGACCTTTAAATGAATGGATAGTTGTTCACGATGCTCACGAACCAATTATAGATTTAGATACGTGGAAACAGGCGAGATTTAAAATGGATTCTAATTCAATAAATGTTAAAAATAATTTTGAACAATGTGAGTTGGCAGGACTTGTTACGTGTTCTAAGTGTGGGAAACGGATGGTTCGTCAAAACAGTGTACAACATTATAAAAAGAAAGATGGAACTGAAAGTATATATAATAAAGAATTTTTGTCGTGTCTAACAAATGGTTGTACGTATGTTAAGTATAGAGAAGTTGAAAAAGAGATATTAAATACTTTAGTTAATATTATTTCTATTAAAAAAGATGAATTAAAAGATTTTATAAACAATCATTATATTGTTGCAAGCACAGAAAATAAACCAGATTACAAAATTAATTGTCAGGAGATAGAAGCTAGAATAAATAAACAAATAGACAGTAAAAAAAGGAAGTTAAATTTTGTTTATGAAAATTATGAGAATGGAGTATATACAAAGGAAGTTTTTTTTGAAAGGTTGAAGATTGTTGAAGATGAAATAGAACAACTTAAAAATTATAAAATAGAAGATATTACATCAAATGATGATATAGACTATGATGAAATTTATAATGTTATTCAATTTAATATAGAAAACTTATTAAGCGTATATAACGAAGTTGGTAAAACGACAAGAAACAAATTGTTATTGTCTGCCATTAAACAAGTTTTTTTAAATAAGATTAGCAAGGGAAATTTTGAATTAAATGTTATACCACGGATTTAATTTTGGCCTTATGATGTTATGTTTGTTGAAATGATTGTAACATCATAAGGCCAAAATATTTTATTTAATTGACTTGCTTTATATTGTTTGTTATTTTATTTTTGTTGATTTCTATTAACGCTTCTTTTAATATGTCAAAAAAATGTTTTCTATTTTCTTTAATGTTGGTTAAGTCTGTGTCTTGTATTTTGATTATACCATAATTTCCTTGTATCTCAATCATTTTATATCACCTTTAATAATGTGTATTAGTTAGATAATTATTTTAGAATGGAATAATTTTACTTATAAATTTGCCTAGATTATATCTATAATTAGTTCTTAATATTTTGTTTTCTATTTCAATACCGAACTCTTTACAAAAATCCAATGGTATGCTTTTTCGTTCTGCCCTCTCTAGAAATTTCATAAAATCTGATATGTCAATATAGTATGTCTTGTTATCGTAATTATAAAAATTAAATATAAATCCGCAGGTAATATCTTGATATTTGTTATTAATTTTTTCTAAACCTTCATACTGGTGTTTTTTTATAATTTTATTATCTAAAGAAATTGATTTTGCTGATGTAGATTTTAATTCAACTTTAATTAATATTGGAGATTTATATATTGTGAAATCACATATGTTTTTTGGTGTTCTAATCCTTAATTGATCTGTTACAGTATCTTTACAAGTTCTGCAAATGCTCGGAACGTATACATCTCGTATTCGTTCAACATAAATGTCTTTTGTAGCAGAATTTAAAAAATCATCTTCAAATTTATTTTTTGAAATAAAAGAACCTCCTTAAAAACTTTACAATTTTATTATCTGGTAACACTTCTTTGCTATTTACTGTCTCTTCTACAATTAATTCTATTTTTTCTTCTTTTTTTATTTTCTTTTCATCCTCTTCGTTACAAAGTACATTATATTGATCTTTAATTTTTTTCCACGATTCTTTGTCTTTGATTAAATTATTTTTATTATCTATTACATATTTTATGTCTCCATTGTCATAATGGAATTTTTGTTTTATTATAAACTTTTCGTTGTTAATAATTATTTGATCGTTAATATTTAATGGTGTTTCTATTTCATATGTTTTATAAAATGATTTTTCATTTTTTACAGTTGTATAATAATCTTCAGTTATGTCATCATAATAAATTGCTCCTATATAATCTCTAGGATAATAATATGTTATGCCTGAATTTTGAGTAATAATAAATTTTGAATTGGAAAAAGCAGTATATTCGTCTTTATATAGAACTACTTTGTAAAAATATCTAGTTATTTTTTCTTTATAAAATATTGACTGAAAAGAAATTTGTTGTCACATCCTTTATAAATTCCCTTTTCTTATTCTAAAATAACTTCTTGTATCCAGTAAGTCTTACAAATAAACTTGCCATTTTCGTCAATTTCAAATACAGTATTTTTATCTATACTAATAAGATTATTAACAAATTCTTTTGCAAATTCTTCATCAATATAAGCGCCAATTACTAAAATTTCGTCTGGATAATGCGCTACAATACAATACACTTTGTCTATTTTCAATGTTTTTTTACACCTACTTACACAATAAAATTTAGGTTTTATTTTTTTATTAAATGGTATACGTGTATGGACAATTTTATTATTATCTATACACGTCAAATTGGTTTATTATATTTCTCTTGTTTGCTTCGACAATATTGTACATTCTTTTTTATAATATTTTTTTAAATAACTATTGCACAAAAATATTATTTATGGTATATAATAAATTAATAACATAACAAGCCTACCGAGACGCAGATATTTATATCTGCCTTTTTTTTAATTAAGTTTACTGTCTCCATATTTCATATAAACAATCTATTGTGTTAAGTGTTTTTCTTATATAGTCTTCAGTTAATTCCATTGTATTTTTTATTATATTGTTTTTTATTATCAAGTGTTCTTGTGAATCAATTTTGTTATTTTCTAGACTATTCATATATTCTTCCATTAGCTTGTCTGTAATTTTATCTAACTCGTTTTTATTTAAATTAAACATATTGTTAATGTCAAGATTTATGTTAATCATCTCCTTCCCTATAAAACTTCTCTTTTGTTATACATGTTGCTTTGGTTGTGGTTTAGGGGCAGGAGGTCTAAACTCTGTATTCTCTGGTGGTGGGTTATGACCAACATTTTCCCGTCCCGAATTTATCAACCAAAATAAAAATAAACCTGCAAATAATAATCCAATAATTAAAGCAATGCTTGTTGTAATTTATTTATACTCCCTTTTTTCGTCAATTTCAAAAATTAATAGTCGAAGCCAGGAAACAAGATTCAGTTTCTTTCTGTAATATTTCTCTTAGCGATTCGTAATTTTTTGTATCTTCGTTAAATAGTTCTGTTTTGTCTATTTCTTCTTCAGGCAAAATTTCTACGTCAAATCCACCCCATTGATTTAATAAATCTTCGTCTTCACATAAGTCAAAAAATAATCCACATGCTTCTTTGAAACTATGTGCAATTACATAATACATTTCCTCAGTTAAAAATTTGTAAACGTTCATTTACATATCTCCTTTTATTTTATATAATTTTTCCATGATTTACGCCAATTTGTACGTTTCTCTTTTATTCTTCTTCCTGCAAATTTAGTTCTTTGTAAAACTCTTCATTTGTTGTTGGTAAATTGTTTAAAGTAAATGTTTTAATATGTTTTACGGGATAATATTCCTTAATTTCGTCTTCGGAATAAAAACGTTCATCTGGAGACAAAGGTTCTTTATTAAATCCTTCGTATACTTCAAATGTATTTTTATCAAAATCAATAACATATGCCCATTCGCAAAATAAAGAATCATTTACGAAGTCAAGAGAATTTATTAATTTTAATGGTTTATTTGAATCTAAAATAATATCTAATATTTTTGCACCTGTATCACGGCTTGTTTCAGGGTATATTGTGTCAAATTCTCTTGCTTTATTCCAATCAACCAAACCATTATTCTCATTAATATTTATTCCAAAATCAAGCCATCTTTGATGATATTCTTCATTTGTTATATAAGTTATTTTAGATATCTTCTTTTTAAACAACATTTTTTTAAAATAATTTAGATTTTGAAGAAATATTAATATGTCTGTACCTTGTCCTTCGGGATATCCGTCCCATTGACCATATTGTGCAACCTTATATTCTCTGTCTTTTACTATACAGATTAAATGTCTTGTACCGATTTTATTAGTTCTCCTTTTATTTACTTTGGTATTTTAATAATAAATTTAACCATTCTTCATCTTCATCTTCCCAACCAAAATCTATTGTATCAAACAAATCATCTAAAACGCTCATTATTAAATTATCTCCTTTTTTATTAATTTATAAATTAATTTCTTTATAAAGTTCTACTCTACTCCATACAGGTTTATCTCGTCCATCAAGATAAATAACTTCTGTTTCAGGTGGCAATTTTTTAATTGCAGAACCATCAACTCTGCTTGGTTGTAAAAAATCAATAACTCGATAACTGTAACCTTTTGGTTGCCAACGTGCTACAGAAAATGGTAATCCTAGTGGTTTAGAAAAGAATGATTGTAAATAAATTCGTTTATTGTTGTGCATTAACCATCCTCTTCGTAACCCGCAAGATAATTCTGTTTTTCTGTTTTGCTTTTTACCAAGACAGTCTTTTTCTATACAAAATAATGAAAACTCACATATTCGGTTTGGTTTTAAGATATTATCCATATTTTATATCTTCCTTTGGGGAATTATAGTAAACTAAATGATCATAATTTTCTTTACCATGTTTATGATCATTTCTAGTTTCCGATCTAAAAACATTCTTGCAAATTAAACAATAAAATGTACGGATAAATTTAAATTCTTTGATTATATCACCTCCTTTGTTGTCAAATTTTATAATTATTATTACGACATTCTGGTAACATGTATCTTTTATCGTTATGATAAAGATCGCCTAGAATCAATTTACTGGCACAATTGTTACAGTTTTTAATTTCTTTAAGTTGTATTTTTAATGTAGAATTCTCTATTTCAAGTTCTTGTGCTCGATTAATCCAATATTCTGTTATATCAACAATACTTTCATAAAAAAAATCAATATTCCACCATATATGAGAACTGTTAATGTACGCTATATCTTTTTCGGCATCTCTTGTTATTATATTATTCCTCCTTTGTTGCCAAATTTTATTGTATATTGTTGTTTATTATATCTTCATATTTATCTTTTTTCAATAATGCCATTAATTTAGTTTCTAAATGTGCACATACTGAAAATACTAGTAAACAAAATAATATTAAACCAAAATAATGATTGCTACTTAAAATATAAAATAATAATGTTAACATATTTTATTCCTTTTATAAAAGTATAATTTTATTTCTATATATT